AAGTGGCGAAGATGATTACTTTCTAAACGAGCAAGGCGATTGGGTGCAGGTGCAAGGCGGTGGCGGTGGAAATCAAACACTAAACGAAGTTTTAGTAGAAGGCAATGAAACAGATGGGGAAGATATATTGATTTCAGATGGCGACCAAATACAATTTGATAATTACTCCAGAATAAGAAAGGGTTTAACCGATGCAGGGAACGGTGGCGCAAAAGGAGTTGCGCTAGTTTGTTCATTAGACTACGAATTGAAGTGGGAAGCAGGGCGTTTGTACACGATGCAACAAGATGGCTTTACCATTCGAGAAGTGAGCCATAACTTCACATTTACACCAACGGTTAACGATGACATTACTAAAGGGTTTGTTATTGGGTCAAGATGGATATTAGACAATGGTGATGTTTATGTTTGTAGTGATGAAACAGCAAGTGCAGCAGTTTGGGCGTTGCAAGTTGCTAGTGTTCCAACACTTCAAGAAGTAACAGACGAGGGGAGTATAACAACGAACATGATAACCGTAGGTGATACGGCAGGGATTTATAGCGAAGTTGCAGATAGCTATGTTGGAACGGCAAACGATGCAAATGACACTTATGCTTACATAGGTAATGACGGTTCTTTAGGATTAGGAAACGGAACACACGAAAGTAATTTAAAAAACACAGCGGCAACTACTACTGGCATTATATTAGAGTTCCCGAATAAAGCGGCAGGGAGTTACACCATTGCGACTACTGGCGACATTCCTTCAATAAGCGGATTAGTGCCATACACAGGTGCAACACAGAATGTTGATTTAGGTACTTACAATTTAATTGCAGACCAAGTAGCGTTAAATGTAAGTCCGAATGGAACATTAGCCGTTGGGATGACAGAATGGAATAACACTTTAGGAAGTTCGCAAACGCTTCTAAAAGGCGGTTCAGTAACTTTGAAGAATGGCGTTGACTTAGTAGCTAGGGTGGTCAATAAAGTTTCACCGAACACTACACTAACTAAAGCCGCTTATCAAGTGGTAAAAATATCGGGAGCGCAAGGGCAAAGGTTAGCAGTTGATTTAGCACAAGCTAATAACGATAACAACAGCGCAGATACGTTGGGTGTTGTAACCGAAACAATAGCAGCAAATCAAGAAGGGTTTATTATGACCGTTGGGCAATTAGAAGGTATAAACACGACTGGAAGTTTGCAGGGCGAAACGTGGGCAGATGGAAATGTTCTTTATTTAAGTCCAACGGTTGCAGGGCGAATAACAAATATAAAACCAACAGGAGCGACAGGGCATATAGTCGTTATTGGTTACGTGGAATATGCACACGCTAACAACGGCAAGATTTACGTCAAGATTATGAACGGTTGGGAGTTGGACGAGTTGCATAATGTTTATATAGACACAGGAACATTAGCGAATAATGATGCTTTGATTTATGAAAGTTCAACACAACTTTGGAAGAACAAAACAATAGCAACAGCTTTAGGCTTCACACCCGAAAACGTAGCGAATAAATCAGATAGCTTTACTGCTTCAAGTTCTACAACATACGCAAGTACAAAAGCGTTAGTAGATGGTTTGGCTACAAAACAAGGTACTTTAGCATTGTCTGTTATTGGAGTACCCACCACAAACATAACGGCAACTGGGTTATCGGTTGAAACGGCATTGCTAGTAATCCCATTACCAGTAAATAGCAATAACTATTTGTTTAGGTTATCGTATTTACTTAGAACCACATCAACACCTGTGCTACTTATGAGAATAGGCACAACGGCATTACCTATAAATGGCAATGTTGGTGCAAATAGCATAGGACAGCAAACACAATTAGCCACATTTACACCCGTAAGTACAAACATTAATACATATATCCGAAACTTTCAAATACAAGGCGGTTCAAGTGGTACTTTGGTTGGGCGTTCATTTACACAGAACGTAAGTACAGATGAGGTTACTCCATCGGGATTATCAACATTGACCGTAAATACAACCGTTCAGCAGTATTTATATATTAGTTGTGCGCTTATTTCAGTAGGGCAATCGGTTACTCTTTATGGTGGTTTTACTCAACAAATTAAAATGAACTAAGATGCCTATACTAATAACTGAAAATGGGACAACAGAAGTAAGCCAAGATGTAATTGATAATATAAACAATGCTTGGAGCAAAGAAGCGCACCTTGCTGAAATAAACGCTTTGCATGAAGAAGAATTTAAACGTAGGTTATTAGCTGCTGAATACGTTGGTGAGTGGGAATTAAGCGCAGTTTTAGCGGACAGCGAAAACGAATATTTTGATGAAGCGGTTTTGATAATTAACTATTGGTGGAACGGTTGGGATGCAATAAAAGCATACAGCGAAACCGTAACGGAGGAAAACTTTATTGACCCTCAAACATTCGTAGATAATTTATGATAGACTACAAACTACTTTCTTCAAAATACGGTGGACTGGCTTTAGCGGCAGTATTAACTTATTTAGCACCATTACAATCAACATTGTTTGTTGTGGGTGCAGTTAGTTTAATTGACTTTATTACAGGCATTATGTCGGCAAAGACAAAGCACGAACTAATTACATCAAACAAAATGATTAGAAAGTTTTATGCGGTTCTATCTTACTTTTTAGCTATACTAATCGCTCATGTGATTGGGGGTTATTATGGTGATGCCGACTTTATGGTCAAAGCGGTTGTGGCTATTATTGCAGTAAGTGAATTACAAAGCGTAAGAGAGAATATAAAGGGCGTTACTAACTTGGATATATTGAAGCCTTTGATTAATATGTTGGAACGCAAATCGGAATAACTATGCAGATAAGCAAATATGTAAGCCTAAAAGAAGCAACGAAAAGCGACTACGCTATTCGCAAACAGATTAACAACATCCCAGATGATGGGCAGTTGGTAGCCATGAAGAACGTAGCGACAAATGTATTTGATAAAGTTCGTGAACACTTTGGCAAACCGATTGGGATTAGTTCTTTTTTTAGGTGCAAAGAAATAAACAAAGCTATTGGCGGTTCAATTAATAGTGACCATTGCAACGGTTGTGCCATTGATATTGATGCTGACATTTTCGGAGGCGTAACGAATAAACAAATCTTTGAATACATCAAAAGCAATTTAGATTTTGACCAGTTGATTTGGGAGTTTGGAGATAGCAACGAACCTGCATGGGTTCACGTTTCTTTGAGGTCAAACGGAGTTAATCGCAAACAAGTTTTGGAAGCCGTTAAGATTGGCGGCAAAACCCATTACAGAAATAAGCAATGAGAGAGCACCCTTGGATAGTGGCTATTTACGCCATGTTTCTTTTGATATTACTATTTACTAGCCTAAGCTATTGCGGTGGGCAAACGGACGCTAAGATGGATGCAAGAGATATTTTAATCGAGCAACAAAACGAAGAAATAGAACGGTTAGAAAGTGCGATTGATGTAAGCCAAGCCAACGAATTAAAAGCGATTAAGAAAGCGACAGGATTGAAACACGATTTAGAACTTAAACAATATTCTTATGACAGCCTTCGCAAAGTTAAACCGAAAGTTATTTACCGTAACCTTAATGTTACTGATGACAGCCTCACAAGTATATGGGCAAGTCAAATCAGATAGCATTTTAGTTAGCCGTTTAGATTTAATTAAACAAATCGAATTAAACGACAGAAACAAAGCGGAACTAGACCACTCAAATAAAGTCATTAGCGTGGCAGATAGCGTGGTTTTGGCTTCACGTAGGTATATTGCTTCACTCGATACCGTTATCGCTTTAAAAGACGAAACAATAAGCCTACTCACTTTAGCTAAAGACATTGCCATTGATAATCGCAATGAATTAAAGAAGCAACTAAAGCTACAAAAGCGGAAAACATTAATTAAGTCGGTTGGATGGGGCGTTGCCGGTGCCGGTTTGGGCGTTATTTTGGGCGTAACTGGCGTTATTTTAGCCAAATAATTATTTTTTTTAGGGTATTTTTTTAGTCGTTTTTCATTGTGTAATTGCTTTTTGCTAAAAAAAAAGTTTAAAAAAAGTTTGGAAAATGTTTTTTTATTCAAAAAGTGCATTTATATTTGCACTATAATTATTAACCAAAACAAAAAACAAACCTATGAAAACAATCGCACCAAACACAACTATCACTGCAAGATTTGTAACTGATGCTGACCTACGCCCACAAATAAAAGTAGTTGAGCGAGTTGACCGTGAAAAATCTTCATTTGTAACTATGCTAATTAACGGTGAACTTGTAAAGCGCAAAATACACACCGACTATGAAAAGGAATATGTTTTCCCTTATGGCAAATATTCAATGGCACCAATCGCATATTAATAACTAACCAAAACCAAACCAACTATGAGCCAACTACATTTATTTGATGGTATTAATAATAATAAATTCCCAAAATACCACAATGAAAATCCACACATCTACGAAGCGTTTAAATTATATACATTTAAAAGTATTGACAAAAAATTTAATCATTTTTCAGCTGAATTTGTATTTAATATAATCAGATGGGAAACCAGCATTGGAGGCAATGATTTATTTAAACTAAACAATAATTACAAAGCATTTTATTCTCGTATGTTTATGAATGAATATCCACAGCACAAAGGATATTTTAGAACAAGAAAAAGTAAATTTGATTAACCAAACCAAAACCAAACTATGAGCCAACTACAAAACAGGCGTGACAAAGTGCAACGCCTAACCAACCAAGCACTAAAAGACAAGATGCACCACAAGTATATGCAAGGGGTGTATCTCTTAAACCAAATCGCAATTCGCGAACTGCAAATATTTTCTAACCGTATAAACAAACTAAACAATGCTAACTAACAAACAACTCAAAGAACTTTGGTCAGACCTCACAAAGTACAACGTCACAATCGCACAAGTGGCGAAATCACTAGGCGTGAGCGAAACAGCCGTCTATAATATTCTAAACGGCAAAACCAAAAAAGCGCACGAAGCAATCAAGCAGATGATTGAAATGCGCAACGAGGCGAAGACATCATGGTTAAACTTTTTAAATTCTACGAAATGAGCAATACAATAGAGGCGTACAGCTACCTAAAAGACAGAACAGAAAGCGAAGTCGAAATGGCTTTGACTTATTTTAATAGCCGAATACTAGCGGCAAAGAAACACCGCACAGGAAACGCATGGCTACCCGAAGCATTGCCAATGATGGAGCAAGGCGCACGAACAGCGATGGACATTTTAGCTAACTTTAAAAAATCGAAACTATGAAGTTAATCCTGCACATCATCAAGAATTGGAACGAGGTAAACCCAGTCATTCAGTTGCTTATTTATGCTACAATAACAAGCGGAGGAATTGCTTTGCTTTGTTGGCTGAAAGGGATATAAAAAAAGGACGGTAACCAGCCGTCCAAATCTTTAACCAAATACCCTATGAAAAAAGTACATTACAAAACTAAACAAAAAAACCAAACTATGAAAAAATTTGAAATCGAACTAAATGGCAACCTTTACTGCGGATGGTACGAAGTAGCCGAAAAGCAAATATTCCTGCACAACGTAACCAGATGGTTACAAAATGTAACCGTTTTAGAAGTGAAATCCCCATCCGAATTAAAGCAAGTGGAAGAAGCGATTGAAAACGGCAAAGACAGCGATGACATTGCAGAGGAACGCCAAGAGATTTTCTTTATTAAGAACGGTAGAATGCCAGAACGTGAGTATGATTGCTAACGTTCGGGTATTGGCGAAGAAGCGGACTTTTACCACTAAAGTTGTTACGAAGCACTAAACCCGCTTTTTTGCCAATACTTTGTTATGCGTTCGCCTTATTTTTTCGTGTTGATTTTCAATGAGTTACAAACTATTTTAAAAATAAATGAAAAATACTTTGAAAAATGTTTGCAGTTATCAAAATAGGTTGTATATTTGTACTCAGATAACAATTAAAAAATAAAAAAATGACAACTACAAACAACAAATTAGAGCAAAAAATTAAAGCCGATTTCATTGCATACTTTGGTAATGAGCCAAAAGAAATTAAAATAGAAAATGAATATGCTTATGTAGATGGTTTCTATTGCAGAATATTAAACAACAAATCAATTAAAAAAACTCACGGTATAGCTTGGAGAAGAGACAACTAAAAAAAGCAAAGTGTGGCTGTGAAATACCAGCCACACTAAAATTTAAAAAGTCAAATAATTGCAATAATTGTAATGATACTTTTTGCTCAAAACATTTATACTCTTATGTTGATGAAAGCAATAGGGCAATTACTAAAAACTCAAAAAATTACTGTGAAACGTGTTATAAAGAAAAATACAAAAGGTGGTAAACGTGTTGGCTCTGGTCGTAAGAAAGCGGACTATAAAACTAAAACTATCGCCTTTCGTGTTCGTGTCGAATTTGTCGAGCCAATTAAAAAAATGGTAAAGGATTATGTTTCGGAGCGTCTGCAAGGTGACGCATAACTCGTAGATATATGAAACATTGCCCACTAAAAATAATCTTCAAAAAAACTTTAATTTTAATTTATTTTTATATTTTTGCATATCACTAAACCAAACCACTATGAACAAACTCCAAATCATTCAAGACATACTAGGCGATAAATTTACGCCAATAGTAAGTTGCTCAAATGTTGAATTTTACTATGCTAAACCAAAATGCAAAACGTGGGTAAGTTCGCACAGCCTAAGCGATATAATCAATAAAGCAAAATCTTACAATGTAAGAATTGCAGTTGATTTTTATTACGGTCAATTCGATTTCTTTTTTAACAATTAAACCATAAACAAATGTCAGACAAAACCTACATCAACGGACTATTTATCAAAGTCAAAGAAACCAAATTCGGTGAAGTGGTGAGCGTATCAATTAACGCCAAAACACTAATCGAAGAACTAAACAAACATACCAACGCTAAAGGGTACGTGAACATTGATTTGCTTAGACGTAAAGAAGCAGACAAACAAGGTAACACACATTATGCGGTGCTAAATGAGTGGCAACCTAAAAGCGACTACAAAGCACCAGCAACGTCAGCGACAACTGATGACGATGGCGGACTTCCATTTTAATTTTTAACCAACCAAACCAAATACTATGAAAAAACTAATCCAAATCCAAAACGAACTGAAAGTCCCAAAGGGCAACGTCAACAAATTCGGAAACTACAAGTACAGGTCAGCGGAGGATATACTCGAAGCCGTTAAGCCTATTCTACTAAAGCACGAATGTCTACTAACGCTAACCGATAGCATCCAAGCGATAGGCAGTAAGTTGTACTTAGTGGCAACCGCTACTATTCAAAACGAAGACACAGCGTTATCTGTTACTGGCTTTGCGGAACTATCAGAACACAAAGGCATGAGCGCAGAGCAATGCACTGGCACAGCGTCAAGCTATGCGAGAAAGTACGCTTTGAACGGCTTATTCCTAATTGACGAAACAGAAGCAGATGCAGATAGTAACAATGTGGCACAGCAACCTGCAAAGCCACAAGCCAAACCATTCTTAGAACGTGGCACGATTGACTTTACAAACGTCACCAACGCTTTACTACAAGGCAAAGCAACGATTGACCAAGTGAAAGCAAAGTTTCAGTTACTTGAACCAATGGAAAATGAATTGTTGAACCTAAAAGTTAAAAAGTAATGAGAGCGTTATACCACATCGACCAGGAACTACAAGCCATAAATGATGAACTAATCGCATCACAAGGCGAAATTACAGACGAATTGTTTAATAAGTTAGCAATCACTCAAACCGAGTTAGCCGAGAAATCGGCTAATTACGGATTGGTGATACTATCCAACGAAGCAGACAGCAAAGCAATAGACGCTGAAATAAAGCGATTAAAGGCAATGAAAGATGGCATTGATAGTGCAACCGCTAAACTGAAAGAAACGATTGGTTTTGCCATGCAGAAATACGAATTGAGCGAAGTAAAGACACCACTAGTGAAAATGTCTTTCCGTGCTTCAAAGTCGGTGCATATTAGCGATGAAAGCCTTTTGGATGCTAAATACTTTGACTATAAACCAACGGTGAACAAAACAGCGATTAAAAGCGATATTGAAAGCGGTTTACTTGTTGAGGGTGCAATCATTATTGAAAAGCAAAATCTACAAGTCAAATGAGTTACCGTAGAGATTTCACCAAGCCTTACCATGTCGAACTAATTGCCAACAAAAAAGCCTTTGAAATGCGAAAGGTTGGCACCGACTGGGAAGAAATACGCAAAACTTTGAACATTTGCTTTGAAGAATTACGACACATTATTGAAAATTATAACCAAATAAACCAAGCTAAACAAAATGACAGAGCAACAGGAACAACACCTCAACCAACTGACAGCGTCAATCTTCCGACAACTATACTACTCGAAGATGCTTAACATCGAGCATGATTATTATTTAAAACTAACTGGGAACAGCGGAGTTAAAAATGTCCTGCACCGTTTGAAAGTTGCCTACACTACTGGAGTTAATCAATTACTTTCGTACGTTGGTATTGAAAGCCAAAAGGTGATCCGTGCCGAAATCGAAAACAGCGATGAGAAAATAAGAGCCGTAACCAGCATTAACGAGCGTCTGTTTTTCTTGCCTACTGATAAGGTTTTGGAACTTGAGAAAGATTTTACGGACTTGATTAAAGTTAAGTATTAAAGAAAGTTTTGAAATTAAGTAATTAGTTTTTATATTTGCCATGCGTTAAACATTCGACAAATGCCTAGAAAATTTCATATTTTAAACATAGCCCGACTTCGGTGCTTGATTGTGTTAGGGAGGTCGAATGCCCTGCGCCACATGATAGTGCCGACTTCGGGCGAATTTTTTTTATGAGAGATACTACAATTATCTACCGTAGTTTTTACGAAGCCATAAAAGACTTACCTGCTGAAAATCAAGCGGAGTTATGGGTTGCTATATTTGAATTTTCATTAAACTTTAATGAGGTTGAATTAACTGGACTTTCAAAGACCGTTTTTAAATTGATTAAGCCACAATTAGAGGCTAATAATAAGCGATTTGAGAACGGTAAAAAACCAAAAGTAAAGCAAGAAATAAGCAAACCGGAAGCAAAACATAAGCAAGTTGTAAGCAAATCGGAAGCTAATAACAATAACAATAACAATAATAATAATAATAACAATAACAATTTAGATACTGCTTCCTCACTACGTTCGGAACAATTTGAAAAGTTTTGGGAGTTTTACGGTAAACATGGAGCGAAGAAACCAGCAAAGCAAAGGTTTATGAAACTAACAGAAACCGAAATGGAGGCTTTGCGTAAACACTTGCCAAAGTATTTAGACTCAACACCGGATATAAAATTCAGAAAACACGCTGAAAGATACCTTTCTTCAAAACTTTGGGAAAATGGTGATATTGAAAATCTATCTAAACCAGTTGAATATTGGACAAACCCATTTGATTATTGGAATAGGGATTTGACACCAGAAGAATGGAAGCGAGTACCACCGGACAGAGTAGAAGGCAAAAAAGATAACGATATAAAAAGGAGGATGGGTATATGATTTGCACCGTTTATAATAACATACAGCACATAACCGAGCCTAAACTTTACGATGTTGACGTTGTACTTGGTTGGATAAGAGATTGTCGAATTAAGGACAAAATAGAGAAGTTGCGCAAAACAACCGACCTAGAGTTAAATCGTAAACTAAAGTCGGAACTTCCTTCCATCGTATTTGCCGGAACATTCACAAACCGAACTGATGAACATTGCGAAGCACTAAGCGGATTGGCAATACTTGACTTTGACCATTTAGCAGATGTAGAAGCAACAAAAAAAGAATTAGCCAAAAAGCCGTATATCTATGCTGCATTTGTTTCGCCAAACGGTGATGGAGTAAAAGCACTAGCACGAATACCAAAGCAGTTTGCAAGGTTTGCCGGATATTATCGAGGACTTCAAAAGCATCATCCCGAACTTGACCCGAAAAATAAAAACATTAGCCGAGTTTGTTTTTTATCGTGTGACCCGAATATCTACATAAACAAAGACGCTACTGAGTTTACAGAATACGTGGAAGAACCGAAAAGCGCAGACCGTCCTATTTACCACAACGAAATAAAGATTGAAGATACTAGCATAATAATTCAAAATCTTTTTAAGTGGTGGAGCGGTAAGTATCACATGACAGCCGGAAACCGAAACCATAATATATTTGTTTTGGCTTCTGCTTTTAACGAGTACGGAGTAAGTCAACACGAAGCACTTTATTTTTGCTACCAATACCAACAAGAGGATTTCACCGAAAAAGAAATTGAACAAACGGTAAAGTCAGCCTACCGGAAAACAAACCTACACGCTACCAAAGAATTTACAGCGGTTGAAAAGTTAGCAAACTATTCACCAAAAGAAATACCAACGCAACCGGAAGCGGAACTATCTTTGCCACAACAGATATTTAATTCAGCATTTGTTGATGTTTCTAAAAAGTTAGACTATCCGAAACCTGCTATTTCAATCGGTTATCACACCACAGGAGGCAATAACTATCCAACTTCATTTGGTACTTATGGTAACTTTTCGGCAATAGTCGGAGCGTCAAAGTCTAGAAAAACATTTTTAAAATCGCTTTTAGTTTCTGCTTATGTTGGTGGGCAGTCTGATAGATACTTAGGTCACATCAAAGGGCATAGAGATAGTGGGCATTTTGTGATTGACATAGACACCGAGCAAGGCGAATGGCACGCTCAAAATGTATTTAAGCGTATTCCTAAAATGTGCGGAGGTAATCCCGACTTTTATAAACCTTTTGCGCTTAGACCTTACAGCCACTTAGAGCGTATTCAGTTTATTGATTACTTGGTGTACGAAAGTCAGTACAAAGACAATATCGGTTTAATGGTGATAGATGGACTTGCTGACTTGGTTGCAGATTTCAATGACTTGAAAGAAACTAACCTATTAATTCAAAAGGTTATGAAATGGACTGATGATAAGAAGTTCCACCTAATGACTATTATCCACCAAAACAGCTACACGAACAAAGCAACCGGACACTTAGGAAGTAGCATCCTAAAGAAAGCAGAAACCGTTTGCAACTTAGCAATAGTTGACGATATGGCTCAGGTTACATTTAGCTATACAAGAGGCTTCCCGATTGACAAAGTATATTTTAAAATTGATGAAGATGGATTGCCTTTTGTTGGTGATACACCACCACCTGCGCCAAACCTAAAAAAAATTGATAACGAAAAAACACCATTCTAATGAAAGCAATAAACACACACTTTGATAATTTATACTTCCGGTCACGTTTGGAAGCACGTTGGGCGGTTTACTTTAAGTCACTTGATATTGAGTACATTTACGAAATGGAAGGATTTGAGTTTGATGGTTACAAATACCTGCCGGACTTTTATTTCCCAAAGTATGACTTTTATGGTGAAGTAAAGCATGAGCACTTTGGCGATGTTGATGTGGACAGATGGAATAGCTTTGTAACCAATATTAAAAAACCTTTGATTATATTTGATGGCACTCCAAACGCAAAGCCATTGAAGTCTTTATTTTGGAATGGTTATGAAGTAGGAGAAATACAAACAATCCCATTTTGTAATTTAGTAAAAGAAAGTTATGGTTTTTTTTGGTGTGCTGGGGGTGATGAAGATTGGGGAAATGATGAACCTTACAAAAGCGCAATTAGCAAAGCACGTAAAAAAAGATTTGAACATGGCGAATAACGAAAGCAAACTCCAAATCGAATGCGTTAAATACTTTCGGATGCAATATCCAAAACTGACTATATTTAGCGTTCCAAACGGTGGAAAACGAAATGCACTAACAGCCACGATATTAAAACGTGAGGGTGCACTTGCAGGAGTAGCTGACTTATTTCTAATGTATCCTTCCAAAACCTATCACGGATTGTTTATTGAAATGAAGTTTGGCAAGGGCGTACAAAGTGAAGCGCAAAAAGAATTTGATAAGCAATGCAAGTTATTTGGCTATAAATACGAACTTTGCTATACATTTGATGATTTTGTTAGAATAATTCAAAGTTATTTTTATAATTAATTACGGTAATTTCGCCATAATTAAATAAACCAGCCAATGGCAAAGCCAACACAACTAGGAATGATCGCAATGAAGTATATTGAGAAGTTTCCTAATAGTAGCAAGAATACTTTAGCCGAGAAAATGTTTAATGAAAATCCATTAGTTTTTAATGATGCCGAACACGCAAGAACCGTTATTAGACACTATACTGGCGCAGGTGGTAAGAAAACCAGAAAACCTACATCACCAAACTTGTCAATGGAAAGTGATTTCACTAGGGAAAATCCATACGGACTTCCCGAAAGCGAAGAAAAGCCAAGCGTGATTTATAAGATGCCAACGGCTAACAATAACATTTTAGTTTTATCCGATGTTCATTTGCCCTACCAAAATAACAAAGCACTAACTCTCGCACTTGACTACGGCAAAAAAGAAAACATCAACACCATTCTTTTACTCGGGGACATTATGGATATGCACAAAGCTAGTTTCCACGAACAAGACCCGAAGAAGCGTGACTTGGCTTATGAGTTTGAAATATGCCGAAACTTTTTAGACGTGCTACAAAAAGCCTTTCCACTAGCTAAAATATTTTTCAAAGAGGGGAATCACGAAATGCGATGGGAGCGATACCTAAGGGTGAAAGCACCAGTGATTTTAGACATGCAGGAGTTTAGGCTTCAAACAATTCTGCGACTTGGTGAGCGTGGTATCACTTGGATAGCGAACAACCAAGTAATGAAGATTGGCAAACTTTACGCCATACATGGCAACGAGTACAAAGGGAGCGGAGGTATTAATGCGGCTCGGACTTTGTGGCTACGTTCGGGAGAAAGCACCATCTGCGGAGATAAGCACAAAACTCAAACTATGCTGAAAACAAACATCAGCGGGAAAGTACATGGCACTTTTGTGATTGGATGCCTTTGCGAATTGAACCCTGACTACTTGACTTTGAATGAATGGAATTTAGGATTTGCGGTTATTAAAGTATTAAAGGGTGGCGAGTTTGAAGTGTACAACAAATCTATTATTGACGGCAAAGTTTTGTAAGATGGAACAGCTATATCAGTGGACTTTTCAAGTATTAGATTATAAAAACTTTGAAGGCACTAACATTGTGGTGTATGCACCAACCTACAAAGATGCGCTTCGGAAAATACGTGATTTAAAATTGCCACAACTATTGACCTTTGACGAAATCGAAGATGGGGTTAAACTGATCCAAGTTTATGAAATGGACTTTATTAGTGGATTAGAAGAAGAAGAAGGAGTAACCGAACCCGAAGAAGAATGACATAATGTGCATTATGCCGCATTTTTGCGGTTAATGAATGATTAAACCAACTTTACTCAATATCGTGAGTAATTTTATACGAACTGTCCGTAAATATGGGGCAGTTGAAAAAAACTTTAAAAAAAGTTTGGAAGTGTGAAAATTAAAAAGTTATATTTGCATATCACTAAACCAAACTACTATGAACACTTACACATTTAATGGGATAACCGTACAAGCATTAACAGCAGACCAAGCATACGCAAAAATAAAATCAATAGCACTTAAGTAATTAACCAAAACCAAACCAACTATGAAAACAGAGTATTTAGAGTTTCTGCAAAAGAAACAGAAAACCCACATCGAAAGTGGCTTTGAAGTCAACGAAGCCGACTTAAATTCAAACCTTTTTGACTTTCAAAGGTTCATTGTGAAACGAGCATTAAAAGCAGGGAAGTATGCCATCTTTGCGGATTGTGGACTTGGAAAAACTTTGATGCAACTTGAATGGGCAAATAGAGTTTGCCGTCAAACTAATGGCAAAGTTTTGATACTTGCACCTTTAGCGGTAAAGGGTCAAACAATAAACGAGGCTAATAAATTTGGCATTGACCTAACTGGCATTGACATAAATAATTATGAGCAATTAGAAAATATTGATTGCTCTAAATATTCGGGAGTTGTACTAGATGAAAGTAGTATCTTGAAAAATTACTCGGGGTCTTATAAAACTTTAATACTTCAGCTATTCGAAAAAACACCTTATAAACTAGCATGTACCGCTACACCTTCACCAAATGATGAACTTGAAATAGGTAATCATGCAGAGTTTTTAAGCATAATGACCTCGCAGGATATGAGGGCAATGTACTTCACAACTGATAAAGAACTTATTAAAGGTGATAAATATCGACTTAAAAAATATGCTGAAAAGGAATTTTATCAATGGATAAGTAGTTGGGCGGTTATGATTAGCAAACCTAGTGACTTAGGGTTTGATGATGTCGGGTATTCACTACCTGCGCTAAATTACATCGAACGCAAAATAGTAACCGAAAGCAGAAACAATGGGATGCTATTTAACTCCGTTTCAGTTTCAGCAACTAATTTTAATGACGAATTAAGAATAACTAAGTTGGAACGGTTAGGCGAAGTAGCCGAAATAGTAAACGGTTCAACAGAAAACTTTATAATTTGGATTAAACAAAATGAGGAAGGTGATTTATTGCGTTCACTTATTCCAGATGCTATTGAAGTAAAGGGAAGTGACACGGTAGAGTTTAAAGAAAAGCACCTACTAGGATTTGCTAAAAATGAGTTCCGTGTATTAATCACTAAAAGCAAAATAGCGCAGTTCGGTTTGAATTATCAAAACTGCAATAATCAAGTATTTGCATCACTCGATTTTAGCTTTGAAAGTCTTTACCAATCAATTAGACGCTCCCATCGATTTGGGCAAAAGAAAACCGTAAATATTTACTTAATAACAACCGACACTATGCAAAACGTAATCAACTCAATTCAAGACAAAGAAGCTAAATTCTTAAAAATGCAAGATGAAATGCGACTGGCTATTTTATCCAACACTAAAAAACAAGTTAATCAAACTGAAAGTAAAAGTTACTTAGGCGAAGACTACAAGTTAATACTTGGTGACTGCGTTGAGGAAGTGGCAAAGTTACCCGAAAACAGCATTGACTATTCTTTTTTCAGTCCACCTTTTGGTGCGCTTTACGTTTTCAGTAATGACCCAAAAGACATGAGCAACGTAAAAAACAATGATGAGTTTTTAGAACATTTTAAATATTTGATTAGCGATTTACTCCGAGTGATTAAACCAGGCAGGTTAGTTTCAATTCACATGATGCAAAGCACAACATTACTAGGACGTGATGGCTTTTATTCAATAGTTGACTTTAGAGGTGACTTAATTAGACTATTCCAAGACTGCGGATTTTACTTCCATGCTGAAAACATGATACGTAAAGACCCAAAGACTGCAGCAATTAGAACTAAAAACAGGCAATTAATGTGGGGTACTACTAAAAAAGATAGTTCGATTGTTAGACCAGGATTAGCTGATTACATTTTGACTTTCAAAAAACCAGGCGAAAATGAAGTGCCAATTCAAAATAATATTCCTTTTGATTTGTGGTGCAAAATAGCTGAACCTATATGGATTGACGTGCAGGAGGGCGATACGCTTGACTACCGAGCAGCTAGGGCAAGTGATGATGAACGTCACATTACTCCAACACAATTACAGCCGATTGAGTGGTGTTATAACATGTGGTGCAATAAAGGTGAGGTTGTGTTAAGTCCTTTTAGTGGAGTAGCTAGTGAGGGTTATGTTGCTTTAAAGACTGGTCGAAAATATATAGGAATTGAGTTGAAAGAAAGCTATTTTGATTTATCCAAAAAGAATTTAGAAAGCGCAGTACTATCCAAAACACAAGTCGAACTATTCAGATAGATTTAACAAACTTAAATTAAGCCGCATCCCTAAAAAGGTGCGGTTTTTTATTTCAGTTTAGATTTGTATTTTTGACCCATGCCAATACCTAAACCAAACACCAACGAAACTAAGGATGAATTTATCCAGCGTTGCATGAGTGATGATGTTATGGTCAGCGAATACAAAGACGAAGCGCAAAGATACCGACTTTGTTTATACAGCCATGCCAATGACTTGAAAGCGCAGAAAGAAATCTTAAACGCTGAAACGTACACCGACTACCCGAAAGCCGCAACCGAGAACGCTAAACGTGCATTGAAGTATAGAGATGAAAGCGGAAACCCGAAAGGATGCGGAACGCCAGTAGGTTGGGCAAGGGCAAACCAACTAGCAAACCGTGAACCTATAAGCCGTGAAACGATAGCACGAATGGCATCATTTGAACGGCATAGACAAAACAGCAAAGTACCTTACAAAGATGGATGCGGTGGTTTGATGTGGGATGCATGGGGCGGTGATGAAGGAGTTGCATGGGCACAAAGGAAGTTGGAACAGATAGATAAGACTTAGTTAATGTTTTATTTTATCTTTGCACTAAAATAGTATAAAATAGTGGACAATGGGATTTGAGAAAGGACATCAAAAAATAGGCGGCAAGGTTAAAGGCACTCCAAATAAATTGACTAGAACGGTCAAAGAAACCGTTTTAGCCGTGTTTGATGATTTACAAGCCGACCCGAAAGCAAACCTATTATCGTGGGGAAAAGAGAACCCTACAGAGTTTTACAAGATAGCAGCTAAACTAATCCCAACCGAAGTAAACGCAAATGTTGAGGTTCACAAAAAAGAACTCCCACCGTTTATGAAGTCAAATGAAAGCCAATCCTAACTTTGATTACTTACACGATAAGATTAACGAGCAACGAATAATCCTTTTGCAAGGCGGTACACGTAGCGGAAAGACTTATGCTACTATTTACTTTTTAATTGACTTCTGTTTACTTTATACAGGCATGGAAATAGACTTGGTTCGTGATACGTTTACTGCACTAAAGGCAACAGCGTGGAAAGACTTTAAAGACGTGCTATTAAGTTTGAATTTATACCATGACAAGTTTCACAATAAGACAGACCACACCTATGAGTTAAAGGGCAACATAATAAGCTACTACGGTGCAGATACTCCCGACAAGATACATGGTCGAAGCCGTGACATTCTTTGGATTAACGAGGCGCACCAGTTCCCACAGGAAACTATTGACCAGCTATTCCCACGAACAAGGCATAGAATTATTTGCGATTATAACCCTGCTTTAGGTTTGGAACATTGGCTCGACCAGTACATCGAAAAATATCCTCCGCTAATAACCACCTACAAAGACAATCCATATTTGACCCAAGTGCAAATCGAGGACATCGAAAGCCGAAAGTCAAATCAATATTGGTGGACAATTTACGGAAGCGGTGAACGTGCAAACCGACAAGGTGCAATATTCACGAATTGGACAATGGGCGAGTTTGACAATTCACTCCCATACGTTTACGGACAGGATTACGGGTTTAGTGTTGACCCGACAACGTTAATCAAAGTGGCGGTTGACAATAACCAAAAGGTTATATATTTGCACGAAGAGTATTATGGAGTTGATAAACTAGGTACTGATGACCTTTTCAAACTTAATAGCCAACTAATCCAAAAGCCGACTGATATAATCGTGGGTGATAGTCACGGTCAACAAAATAGATTAGTCGAGGATTTGAGGCGAAAGGGATTGAATATAAAACCGTGTACCGACTATTGTAGAGGTGCATCCGAAATGATACCAAGTGCAACGAACTATAAAATAATGATAACACCAACAAGCCACAATTTGAGAAAGGAATTAAGTAATTACATTTGGAATGATAAGAAAGCAGGGATACCAGTTGATGCATTTAATCACGCACTTGACGGTTTCCTTTATGGCTTTGCGTTTCTAACCAAGCACAAAACAAGTACAGGAATAAGAAAAAACAGTTTGATATGATACAAGGGAAAATAAACGAGGAAATAATAAACATACCGACTAATTGGGGTGATGTACCGTTTAAGAAGTACATCGAATTTCTAAACCATGAAACAGCACTTGACCAAGCGAGTTGTTTGCTAGGTGTACCGACCACAACTTTGAACAAGTTAAACAGCGAAGCACTAGGGGCGTTATTTACAGCATTACAATTTATGCACGAAGCACCAAACGCTTATTTGGAAAAGGACAAAGAGATAGACATAGGGCGTGAAAGCTACGGCAAATTAGAGATGGCGAAGTCTTTACTCCTTCAGCATGACAAACCGAAGGACGCTTTGATAGGCATTGCGAAAATCTACACCGATATTGACTTTAGCGAAGTGCCTACTGATGAAGCTAATCCGATATGCGCTTTTTTTTTTCTGCACTCAAAAAGTTCTTTGAGCGTTATAAAAGATTAAACGACTACAAACCAAGCCAAGCGGAGGCGATAGCGAATGTGGACAGGTTTAAAAAGTTCGGAGCGAAAGCCACTATATTCGCCATGATGGACAGATGGGGCAAGACCATTGAAGAAGTCACAAATATGAAGGCGACTTTGATTTATGACATTCTCCTTCACGACTTTGAAAAGTCCATGTACCAAAAAGATTTACAGGCGGCACAACAGCAGCAGCAGAAAATGTTTAAAAAATAGTACTTTTGCTTTATGTACTTAGACACCGTAGACTTCATCAAAGGCATTTGCCAAACTATTAATCCAAACGGCACGTTTTATCATGGGCGTGTTAGCGATGCGAATTTAGCCATCAAGGACAATCCAATGCCACAAATACACCTATACCCTTTTCGTGTGCAAAACCCGACTACAATGGGCGTAGACGTGAACCCTAACATATTAATGGCGTTTCTGTTTGACGGTTCGCCTCACGATGGTGCAGATGACTTGTTAAACAGCACAGACGAAGCCGACACGATGCAAAGGCGTTTCCACCTAGCTTTACAGGGTAGCGGTAAGATAGTGAGCAACTATGAAGCGGAGCCGTTCTACAAACAATTTAGCGGTGTGACAAATGGAATGTTTGTGAGATTTCAACTTCAAATCAAATCGAGCAAAGTTTGTGAGCCATGATTAACCTAGAGGCGAGATTAAACGAATTAGGTGTCAAATTAACCGAGCAGTTGGTAAATGACATCCAAACAAAGCTAATACAGCGCAGAGGCGCAAATGGCACGTTTGAGAGCGTGGTAAACGCAAGTGGCAAGTTAGCGAAGTCAATCAGATACGAAGTAACCAACGGAACGGTGCTAAGCATTTACGGCAATGATTATATTCAGTATCTACAAAACGGTAGAGGACCGACAAAGAACGGAGGCAATGGTGCGGTTAAACGTGCGATAAGGCAATGGATAGATGATAAAGGAATTATCCCAGATGGAATAAGTAAAGATAGTTTAGCGTTCTTAATTGCAAGGCGAATACATCAAGAGGGTTCGACCATATATCAAGCAGGTGGGAGCGATTTAATTAGCGGAATATTTAACGAAGCATTACAGCGAAGCATCGAAGCGGAGTTTGCTCAATTATTGGTGACAGAAATCCAATCCGAGATTTTTGAATTATTGGCGGCATAAATAAATAGGACACGAAAATAATAACGGCTTAGAGTTGTTTAAATTTGCGTCATGAGCCGAGCCAACGACTATTTACTATTTCAACGTCCTTACAAATGGGTTAGCGCACATAGAGAGTTCACATGGGTGTACTCTTTACCCACTAGACCATTCTTTTATTTTGAAACTGACGGCTTAATTGAAGTTCTTTTAACATCATCATTTAGTGCTGACTTAGAAGTGGGAAGCCGTATCTACTTTCGGAACTTTGGGGCGTTGACTGGGTTCCATGTGGTGAAGTCAATTACAAGCCAAAGCAACTTTACTTTACAAACAGCCTATCCATCAACTTTTATAAGTCCAGCGAGTGCAGGTTGTGAGTTTGTGGACTTACCTAGTGTAACGGTTTATGCAGGTTGGAATAGTGGCGAACTTGTTATCGGTGGCGTTGATATGAATACGGTTCAACCTTACAAGTTAATCGCTACATTCAGACCCGAAGCAGACTTAAATGGGCGATTAAGGTTTAATCTAAGCGGCTATGCACAAGCGGCATTTCCTACGCCATACAAAATAAAATACAATTTAGACGAAGTTGATTACAACATAGATAATGGACCGATAATTGTAGGTGGCAAAGAGTACATTTATTTGCGCCACTTTTTTAACGGTTCACTAAAGGGTGAAAACTACGTGGCTAATAGTGGGTTAACGGTTGAAGATTTGAACCGATACTACGTTAAAGCTAACTCAATTAGCGAGTGCGGTTTTACCAAGCTATTTATTGATGGAGATAGACAAGAAACAAGAACAATAAACGAAAATCAAATATCATGGCAGTAAAAAGCAAAACACAATTAGCTTCCGACATTGCAGGGAGTACATTTAGCGCACCTCAGCAAGTTATCTTAGATGATATGGTTGACAGCTACCAAGACTTAGCTATTCAGCTAACAACGGCACAACGTAACGCAATCGCTACACCAGCAAACGGCTTACTAATTTACAATACTGATAATAGTCAGTTTGAATATTACAACGGTTCAGCATGGGCGAGTATGTCGAGCGGTTTGGGAAGTACGCAATCCGTAAGCGTTGCGATTAGTAGCGCACAGATATTGGCAGGGAACACAACACCAGTTCAATTAGTAGCTGCGGCAGGTGCAGGTTTGGCAATTATACCGATTTCAGTAGTGGTAAAATATACATACATTACAGCGGCATACGCAACAAACACAGCTCAATCAATATTCTTTGACACTTTAGATATTGAGGACAATAATCTAATTGACTTTGGCGCAATGTTAACTCAAACGGCAAATAAGAGTGCGATAAGAATAGCGCAAAGTGCGAATGATGAAAATAGCATTATAGCAAATAAGGCTTTGATGTGGGCGATTGAAACAGGCAATCCGACAGCAGGAAGTGGAATATTAAACATCACCATTATTTACACGACAATACCTTACTAATGATTAAGAAAGTCAAGACCTACGTTAAAGACACAACCGATAGCGGAGTAATTACTGATTACTTCGATGCGGCTATTATGCAAGGAGTAACGGCATACACATTTAACGGTTTAGGTATTGATGGGAACTATGTGACTGAACCAGCGTGGTTTATTCCATTCGGTTCTTTCCCTTTTAGTTTAGGTTGGTATATTGATTTAGACGTGGCAGATATTGGGTTTTATTCCTTTAGTTATACATTAAGCTACGGAGCTACTGATGTGGAGTACATAGTGGAGTTAAACCTACAAGCCTACAATCAAATTGACTTACCAACTAATTGTAACACTAAATTGTTAGCGTGGTTAACAAGGCAAGGCGGTTGGGCGGTATTCCCATTTAATGGCAATACTACTTTTGAAACAGAAATCCCCGATGCTGAAACCTACCAAACGCCACAATATCTAACAGCCGTTAGTGAACGTAGAGGCGTAACCGATAGTGAGATACTTACCACAGGAGATATTCCACAAGAGGCATTGGCTTACATGGAAAGCCTAAAGCAAACTACACAGGCGTACATCGCAAACTTTTTGCAAGATGGAACGGTTGAAGTAGTGCCAGTATTGATTGAGGCAGGAACATTCACCAAGCGAAACACAAACGACAAATTTTTTGATGTTAGCGTCAGAATTATTTACGCTACTGAAATAACTATGCAAAATGGTTGAGTTATTTATTGATAACAAATTGGTTGATTTAATTGGTGATGAAGATATTGCTATTGAATATGCTATTGCAAAAATCGGAGAATTAAATAGACGTGTTGGTGCTAGGTCAATAGCCTTTAAATTGCCAAAGACAGCAAAGAATAAAGCAATATTTGAAGTTCCAGAATTAGTGCCGTCATTAAGTGTTAAGCCGTATAGAAGATTACCAGCTAAACTTTTTGTAAATGGTATTGACATGAACATGACTGCTTTCGTTTTAGAAAGTTCAGATAATTTTTACAACGGTAACTTATACGGTAACAACACAGATTTATTCACTAAAATTGATAAGCCTTTAGCTGAATTAGATTTAACAAAATATAATCATTTTTGGACAAAGGAAAATATAGTTGATAGCTTCACTAATACAGAAGGATTTATATATTCTGTAATTGATTACAATAGCGATAGTCCAAACACATTCATGCCGTCAATAGGTGATACATTAAGTCCTTTTACCTTACACGCATGTGTATTTAAGAAAACCGTATTTGAAGAAATAATAACTCAGGCAGGATTTAATTTATCGGATAGCATTGATTATAGAGGAAAAGAAGAAGTTGATGTTTTAGGTTGCACTCAATATGTTAGAGATACAAACCCGAACAAATATCTTGGGTCGTTTGGCATTTATCCATTGCAAACTACCTATCGAAGCTACATAGTTTTTCCTTCAACATTAATGCCTACTCCCTACGGTGATTTATTAAACTTTGAAAATACAGAAAAATTTGAGGCATTTTGGGGCGGTCAGTCATTATATGGTGAGTTCACATTTCAAGACCATGTAATAATTGAGATTAGCGGTTCGTTTAGATTTAGAAGTCAAACACCAAACACTAACTTTATATTACAAGCTACACACACAACTAATACACAAACCGACCCATTAGTAACTGCATTGGTTAGTGGTAACAATGACGGCACATATCAAGATTATACATTTTCTGCTCAATTCGATTTGAAGCCAAATCAAACTTTTGAAGTTATAAGACTTGGACTTTACATGATAACTAACGGTGCTACATTTGAATTTGACCCAGCAAATAGCGTATTTAGTATTGACAGATGTAAAGTATCACAGCCATTAGATATTAAACATGATGCAGCTTTAAATGCTAATTATGTTACAATTTCAAATAATATACTAGATGCGGAGGCTACACAAAAAGAATTTCTTTCTGATTATTTAAAAATGCACAATGCGATAATATTTACAAGTATGATTACTAATACTTGTTATGTGATGCAGTTTGATGAAGTATTAAAAAATATTGGGAAAACTATTGATTGGAGTGGAAAACTAGATATTACAGAGATACCGAATACAACATTTAGATTTGATTTAGGGCAAGAAAATAGATTAACTTATAAAGAAGATGATACGGTTTTAAAACCATTTGGAACTGATGGCTCATTCTTTATTGATGATGAAAATCTACCGTCTTTATTTGAGTTTTTAGAATTAAAATATGCAGCGAGTGAAAGTGTAATTAGGTTAGGAGATAGGCAAATGAACCAAGTTAAAATATATGAGGATGGTCAGTACAAAGGTGGGGTTGAACCTCGCACTTTGTTATTAAGAAGAACAGCGGACGATATAAACGTAGGTACTGAAAATTTTATTGGTGACGTTCCTTATTCATATTTTATTGACCCTTTAGAACCTATCAACATGGGGTTTGGGAATAGTTTAATAAATGACTATTTCGGTGCAATGATTAATATAATTAATCGAACTAAAATAGTTGAATGTTATTTAAGATTAACAGCTAACGATATAGCGCAATTTGATTTCTTGACACCAGTTTATTTAAAAGAGTTTGAGGCTTATTTTTATGTTAGTAAAATAACTGGCTATGAGCCTAATCGAAACGTAAGCACAAAAGTTGAACTTGTAAAACTTTACTAACATGGCAGATACACTAATATTTAAGATAGACACTACTCCAACCGTTTCGGCATTGCAAGACGTTAACGACTTATTGACCCAATCAAAGACTAAGCTAAAAGAATTAACTGATGCAGGGAAAACGCAAACAGATGAATACATTGCACAAGCGGCAGTAGTAAAGGCTTATGAAAAAGAGCAAAGGTCTTTGAATAATGTTTTGGTACAACAGCAAGGGGCAGTAAAGGTTATGACCAAGCTAACCGAAGAAAACATCAAAGCAGGGAAGGCACAAGAAAACAGCATAGCGGAAAACAGAAAAGCCTACAATGCTTTATACAATCAATTAATACAAACAGCGAAGCCAACTAAGGAACAAATCCAAACAGCTAAAGAATTAAATAAGGTACTAAAGGAACAAGAGGCGGCATTAGGTAACACTACTCGCAACGTGGGAAATTACGGTCAAGGATTTGATGAAGCAGGGAAGCAAATAAACTTATTTGGCGTAAGCATTAATGATATGTCTAAAGGATTAGAGGCTGCTAAAGCAGGTTTCACAGCCGCAGGTGGTGGCGTTAAGGGATTTAGTGCAGCATTAGCTACGACAGGTTTACCGTTGATTATAATGGGCGTACAGGCTTTGATTAGTGCCTTTGAAACATTCGAGCCAGTAGCAGATGCAGTTGAAGATACAATAAACGCTATATCAAACGGCTTCAAAGGTTTGTTAGGTGGTGGCAGTATGAGTGGAGCAATAAAGGCAGGTCAAGAATTGACCAATGTGATGCGTGATTTAGAGGACACAGTCGCAGGTTATTCCATTGCCCAAGAACAAGCCAATAGGCAAATAAGGATGCTACAAATAATTGCAAGTGATAGAACTAAAAGTGAGAAAGAAAGATTGAAAGCATTGGAAGATGCTGATAAAGTTCAAAAGGAATTATATGATGCTGATGTTGCTAGAAATAAAAAATTGTTAGATGGACAAAAAGCTGCCTTAATTGCTCAAACAGGTCTAAAGGAATTTGAATTAGAAATTCTAGCCACTACTTCTGATGCCGCTGATGCTAATTATCAAAAAATATTGCAACGTGCAGAAAAGGAATTAAAGATTGACAAAAAGAAATTAGAGGAGTATCAAAAAACTTTATTAGAAAAAGAAAAATTAGATACTCAAAACTTAGTATTTGAGGAGCAAAAAGTTAAGTTATCAAACCGAATAATTGAGAAAGGTGAAGCACAAGCGGAAAAGGCACAAGCCGCAAGGGAAAAGGCGGCTGATGAGGCAAAAGCCGCAAAAGACAAAGCAGACCAAGCCGAAGCAACAAGGTTACAGAAATTAGAAGCATTAGAAACAGAGTTTCAACTTAGTGAACGTGAAAGGTTAAACAAATCATTTGAAGATAAATTAAAAACTATTACAGGCAATGGCGAACGTGAAAGGTTATTGCGTTTAGATATTGAAACGGCTAAACAAGCGGCACTAGATAAATTCGATGCTGATACAGAAGAAAAGCGTCAACAAAAAGAGGGCGCACGTTTATTAAAGTTAATCACAGACGCTAAAGCAGCACAAGCTATATTAGCTGATAACGCTAAAATGCAGTTGGAGTTGCAAAAATTATTTTCCAAATCTCAAAGTGATATTGACGAAGAATTTGCAAATAGTAACTATGAAACTTTTAAAGAGTTTTATGATGCTAAAAAGAAATTATACGCTGATGATGTAAAGGCATTAGATGAAGCGGCAAAAGAAAAAATAGCAATAGAAAATGCAGTATTTTTTGCGGCACAAAGTATTCAAGGCTTATTCACTAATTTAGCAAATGCAGCAGGTGAGCAAACAGCCGCAGGTATAGCATTCCAAAAAATAGCTGCAGGAATACAGATAGCAATAGATACAGCTAAGTCTATTACAGCAGCAGTAGCAGGAGCAACAACAGCGGCAGCCGCAGGTGGACCAGCAGCACCATTTTTAATAGTTGGATATATAGCTAGTATGGTTGGTTCTGTTATTGGTGCAGTAACACAAGCTACTCAATTATTAAGTTCAGCAGGTGAAGTACCAGCACCTCCAAGATTTGCCACAGGCGTTATTGGTTTAGATGGTGCAGGAACAGCAACGAGCGACAGCATAGACGCAAGGTTATCACGTGGTGAAAGTGTAATGACAGCCAAAGCAACGGAGCGATTTGCACCAGTATTGGCGCAGATGGAGTTAGCGGTTGGTAACAGACCGAACTTCCAATTAGGCAATAGAAAATTCGCCACAGGCTACATCCCTACAACGGACGGAGGATATAGTGATAGGGCAATGAGTAACGAGGTGAACAACGCTAGTACGATGGCGAAGATGTTTAGCGATAGCATAGCTAAGATGCCACAGCCGAAACTTGTTTACGATGAGTTCACTAATTTTGTGAACAACCGTAATCAGTCGGTTAATTTATCGGAGTTGTAAATTTCATTATACTTCTCAATAGCCGCTTCCCTCACAAACTTCGCCACGCTTGTATTTGACTGCGGAAGTTGGCAATGACTTTCTAAGCGTTTCCACCAGTAAGGCGTGAACTGCGTTTTGAGTTGTTTTGAATACTTTTCGGCTTCGTCTTTTTTACTTGCCATTTGCAATAGTTTTGGTTAACTGACTAGGAATAAACAAGGCTATAATGAAAAACAATCTAACCCACTCCGACCATTGCAAAGGGTTAATGTTAGCACCAATAAAGGCACAAAGTAAATAGCATAGTACGAACGTAACTGATGCGCTGATGTATTTGTTTCGGATTGACATGGTTAAAAAGTTTAGGACAAACATAGTTTGATTTTAGGACAAAAACAAATTGGCTTTGATATTCTACGTTTTTTTGTACTATGAACAGCGCAACGCTTTACATTAACGGTTATATCGGTCAGCAAGGTTTCTTTGATGAAGCGTCTTTCGACTTGACCACGTTAAACAATTTCATTGACCAGCACCAAGATATTGAAGAACTAAATGTGTTTATCAATAGCGGTGGCGGTTCAGTAACAGAAGGCTTTGCAATTCATGACCGTTTAATGTCTTTGCCGTTTACGGTTAACACAATAGTAAACGGTATGTGTGGAAGTATCGCTACGGTGATATTTCAAGCAGGTAAAAAGGGCAAACGTAAAATGTACGCCAATAGCGAGTTCTTTGTTCACAATCCTTTTTGGATGCCCGATGCACCAAACGCAATGGAGGCAAAAGACTTGGAAGCATTAGCCGAAGATTTGAAACGTGCGGAAAATAAGATAGTTAATTTCTACTCAACTATCACAGGAAAGTCAACCGAAGATTTAAAGCCAATCTTAGACCGCCAAACAACACTAACAGCAAGTGAAGCAATCGAACTAGGTTTTGCAGATGAAATCATGGGCGGTGAAATTAAGGCGTTCACCAAGTACAAAATAGCAGCGTATTTATCTAATCAAAATAAAACAATTAACATGGCAGAACAAACCGAAATCAAAGCCGAGTTGACAGGAATAAAATCATTCCTAGCTAAACTCACATCAAAACTTTTTAAGGCAGCAATGACCGAAACTATTGACGGCAAAGTAATCCACTTTGATGGCTCAACACTTACTGAAGGCACTTTGGTATTTGAAGACGAAACAATGTTGACACCTTTGGCAGATGGTGATTACGTTGTAGATACAGCTACTTACACCGTTGCAGAGGGCGTAGTTACAGCGGTAAAAGAAGTTGAAGTTGAAGTTGAAGTTGAAGATGCGAAACTGAAAGAAGCAAACGCACAAATCGAAGATTTGAAAGCGCAACTTGCCGCTAAAGAAGAAATCGTAAACGAAAAAGAAACTTTGATTAACGACACCAAAAACGAAATCGTTGCACTTGCAACAAAGGTGAAGTCTTTTGAAGCGTTACTTGTAACTGGCAAGAACTTCAAAGCCGAAGCAGGACAATCAAACAACACTAACCAAGATGCGCCAAAACTTTCAGCAATGGAAGTAATCGCTAAACGTAGAGCCGAAAAGGAAAACAAATAAATTAATAAACTAAAAACAAAAACAATAAGACATGGCAAACGCAGTAACAGCACTACCAGCAAACGGTTCGATACCATATGAGGTATTCTATAAACCGCTATTGAACGACCCAAAGATTAACGCTTTACCGTTCACAATTCACTTTGGTAAAATCGGCAAAGAATTATACTTTGATGCTGAATTTACCGATGCACCAACTATCAAGGCGACTTGTGGATGGGATTACAAAACAGGAACGCCAATCACTAAAAAGGCATTAGACCCTTATGAGTTGGATTTCTCTTTTGAGCAATGTTATACCGACTTCGTAAAATCTATTTGGGGCGATAGCCTTCCAGACGGATGGAGAAAAGGCGAACTTACTCCAGAGATTGTTGACCGTATCGTGACTAAGCAATCAAACGCTTTCAACACTAACTTACTTTACGCTTTATTCCTTGCTGACACTTCGTCTACTACTAACTTCTTGAGTGGTATGGACGGTGTTTATCAAAAACTTTTAGCAGGTGTAGCAGGTAATGACGGAACGGTTGATGCAGGTGCAATCACTGATAGCGACTTGTCTTTAACAAACATCGAAGGTACTTTGTATGGTATCTACACAGCACAGAGCGATTTGCTTAAAACATTTGACAACGGAACTAAAGCGTTCATTGTAACTCAAAAAGTTTACGAAGCATGGAGCCGTTTCTTACAAATCAACACAGCAGTAGGTGGCAACTTGATTGACAGAGCATCTATCCAAAACGGTGTTACTGGTATCTCTTATCAAGGCATCCCAATGATTAACGCTAACTACGTTGACAGAGGATTGGCACTTTACGGCACAGCAGGTTCACCTCCAAGTGTAACCGACCCTAATCGTGTTATCTTGACTTTGCCTACAAACCACCACATCATGATTGACGGTAGCGGTTTTGAAAGCATCGAACCATTCTACGACCGTAAAGAGGACAAAGTATTTTCACCAGCTAGTGCCATGATTGACTACCAATATGGCTACGGTGACTTGAACGTAATCGCAGGTTTCTAAAAAAAATTAAGGGGGTGCAAATCCCCCTTTTAATATCTTAAATAAAACATAAAATGGCAGATTGCATAGACATATTAGAAAGCATCGGACAAGGATGCGAAAAAGAAAACCAAGTTGGCGGTGTAAACCGTAGAGTTTGGGTAACGCAAAAGAGCCAAGTCGTAAGCACTACAACTGACGCTAACGGATACGTTAACACCATTACAATGGGCGTTGACAATTCGAGCGATGCTTATAAGTTGATTACGGTTACAGGCAAAGACTACACTCACAACGGTGTTATTGAAGGCGTGATTGGTGATAATACCAACACATTCAACCACAGCGCAGCGATTAAAATCTTCACAGCTACACCTGCTGAACGTGAAGCAGTTGAGACTTTGTTTAAAGCAAAGGACTTGATTGTTATCTTCCAAAACGAAAACGACCAAGTTGAAGTTTACGGATTGGACAAAGGATTGAAAGCATCGGCATTCGCAGGTGGAACTGGAACGGCTTTACAAGATGACACAGGAATGTTGTTGACACTTAGCGGTGAGCAACGCTACTTGCCTAAATACTTCTTAAACGGAGGTTCATTGGCTACTTCAATCGCTTACTTGGATAACATCAGCAAAGCAGTAGTTTAATTCTTCTCGCTCCCTTAGTTGCATAAACTTTAGCCACTTTCGAGTGGCTATTGTTTTTTAAATACGTTTGTCTATATTTGTACAATGGAAGTGAGAAGCCTATCTTTTTTAAATGAGTTAAACGAGAATGTAATCTCAAAAGGTAGCGTCAACAATTTAAGCGGAGTAACTATCCGATACTACTATACACTAATTTTCAATAAGAAATTAAAAGGTAATTGCAGTTCATGTTTGGTTGATGCGATGGTATCCATGCGCAAATATTACACGACTAACATAGCGAAGTATAATAGTAGCGATGCCGAGATTTTAAAGGTAAATAAATACGCTTTGACTAAAGCACTAATTGAATTTAAGGCACAGGAGAAATATGAATTGTGCCAGTTTATTAAAAGTCGGATTGATATTTATAAAAAAATGTTATGAGCGAAATCGAGAAGTACAGACATTGGCTTTTAAGTTTAACAAGGTTAGCCACACTTAAACATTTCCCTAGTATTTACGAAGCTACGGATAAACGCTTTGAGCGAATGAAAGCGGATGAAGTTTCCAATGGCGTGGCGTTCGTTTGGTATTTTAAAGATATGGAGTACATCGGTTGTGACTTTGACAGCTTTTGTAATAAGAAAGATGGACATGGAGTAACTGAATTAGAGCATAGCGTAAAACTATTTAGTAATGAAGTAAAACAGATATTTGCATGAAAAAAACAATTATAACCCGAAGCGCAAACGATAAACTTTACAGCCTATCAAAATCATTATGGCGTGATGACAATACTTTCGTAAGGTTGCAACAGTTTACAGGGTTTCATGGTGCGCTGACTTATCTCCTTCACATTCTTGAGAATTACAACGGCATAATAGTAAACGCTGACGAAGATTTCTTTGTGACCAATGAGGACTTAATTGACCAAGTAATTGCTGACATGACACGAAATGACTTTGCGTATTGTGGTGTTCCAGATAAGGGAGTGATTAGCCATAGAGACAAATCATTTTTCCACGTCAATCCGTTCTTTAATGTATTTAACGTGGACATGATTAAAACTAAGTTGTCAAAATTTGACCAGTCAAAAGTTTATGACTACGCTAACCAATGCGAAAAGAATGGCAATGTAGATGAGCCGTTTGCAGGGTTATTTTATTGGCTACATTTGAACTTCAAACACGCTAACTTTACCAAGATAACTTCAACAGATGGCACAAGTACGGTGATAAACATCAATGACAAACCGATTGGCATCCATTCATGGTATAGTCGTGAGTATGGCAAGGACGTGAAGCAGACGGAGCGAATTGATAAGTGCCTAGAGTGGGCAATAATTAACCGTAACCAATGAAGCTAATAGTTCCATATCGAAACAGACTTGACCACCTTAAACAATTTGTACAGCATTACAAAGGGTTTGACATTTTAGTAGTAGAACAAGCGAATAACGAGTTATTTAATCGTGGTAAATTGCTCAATATAGGCTTTAATGAGTGCACTGATAAAACCGTTTGCTTTCATGATGTGGATTTGTTAGCTGAAAGTTTAGCACATTACAACCAGCCTATTGATGGGGCGGTACACTTTAGCGGTTTATGTGAGCAGTTCAATTACAAAGTGCCTTATGATACTTGTTTTGGTGGCGTGACAGCGTTTACAGAGGATGCGTTTCTAACTTGCAATGGATTTTCAAATAACTATTGGGGTTGGGGTGGCGAAGATGATGACCTATACACCCGAACAAAGCTAAACAACATCCGCACCAAGTTTGAGTTGCACAGATACAAGTCACTTAAACACGAAAAGCAACCCATTACAAGCGAATACAAGGCCAATAAAGAGCGATTGAATAGAACACAGCACACATGGGCGTTTGACGGCTTAAACAGCCTTAGATACAAGATAGTAGAACGTGGCGATATTTGTGGAGTGGAATTAATTAAAGTAGATTTGTAAACAATTAAACCCAAATATGATACCTCAAAAATTTAAACTAAAAAAAGACGTTGGTTCTATCGTATTCCGAGCAGGAACGCAAATAGTGTCTATCACTAAAGAAACGCAAATCAGTGAAGAACTTTACAACTTATGCTGCAAGTTTGGCAAGTCGCATTGCTTTGACATTATGGGTCAAGAAAAAGGTCAAAAAAAAAGCCTATCAACATCCCAGTTCCCAGCGTCTTTATCAACCTTGAACGAAGTGCCGACAGACGAGAGCGATTTACCGTTAGTGCCAAACAAGAGGCTAGAGGATGTTTCTACTCCACAGCCAAAGAAAAAGGGAAGACCCTTCAAGTCGAAAGACTAATTGCCGTTGATGGCAAAGAAATAGTTTCACCAATTCAAGGTGTAACGAATAACGAATATGCGTGTATTCAAAGCCACTTGAACGCTATAAAACTAGCCAAAGAAAGAGGCTACGAGTGCATTGCTATTTTCGAGGATGACATAACTTTCGTAAAAGATTTTAAGCCTAAGTTTGAAAAGTATTTAAACCAGTTACCAAAAGATTGGCATATACTTTATTTGGGCGGTTCGTTTGGGCGTAATCCTTTCTACTTTAATCAATACTTTACACAGCAAAACCAAACATGGGGAGCGTTTGCGTACATCGTACACAAGAGAGCGTACAACAATTTAATTGAATTGCTTTCGTGTCCTAAAAAAATAGTTGATGGTCACTATATTGACTATCAAAAAGTGCAACTTTGCATTAAGCCAAACGAACGGTTAGTGATACATCCAAAAGGGTTTAGCACTATCAAAGAAATCGAGGTAAATTATAAAGGCATACAATGAGCAAACATACACGAACATTCAAAAACATTTTGCCAGTCACTACTGAAAAGAAAGGTGATGGATACTTTCGTTATGGATGGAATGACAATTTGCCTTTAGAATTAATCGAGGCAATCAACAATAGTGGCGTGGCGAAGAAAGCCGCAAAGAAATATGCGGAATATATCCAAGCGGATGGATTTGTTTCTCCAGTTGCTTCAAGTTTCAAAGTAAACTCAAAGCAAACAGCGGATAAGTTTGTAGGAATATTTGCGACTTCGTGGTCGTATTTTAATGCGGTTGTTATCCATGTTTCAAGACTTGGAAACGGTCGAGTTGGAAAATCTGAGGTGATGCCGTTGCAGAAATTTAGACGTGGAATAAATGGCACTTGGTTTTATAACCCGACAATACAAACTGACAAATACAGACGAGATGCGTGGGTTGAGTTGCAAGACTTTCAAGGCGAAGTAGCTACATTTGAAGCGATGGATATAAATGTCAATCACTTCGGTGGGCGTGGCGAGATACTATACGTTTACAATGGCAATCCGTTTGATAGTGGGCATTATGGACTTCCCGATTATTTAGCCGCATTTGAAGATTTGAAAACGTCAAGCGAGTTAAGTAAAATGGATTATGAAGCCGTATTGAATGGTTTTGTTTTGGGGGGTATAATGACGTTTAGCGGAGTGAATGAAACAACGGAAGGTGAAGATGGATTAACAGACCGTCAGCGTGTGGAAGAAGCAATGACGCAGTTTACAGGGTTGCAGAAAAATAAAGATGGATTGACTTCACGTTTCGGAGTTTTAGCGCACTTTGTTGAAACACCCGAACAAGCTCCAACGTACACAGCAACCGACCCGAAGCCAATACTAGAAGCATCAAACACGAAGCGTGATATTATAGAGCGTTCTATTTGCCGTTTATTTGGCGTTCATCCAGTGTTACTAGGTTACAGCGAAGCAGCAGTTTTAGGAAACACAAACGCAATAGAACAAGCACGAAAAGAATTAAGAGAAGCGGTTAAACCAGTGCAGGGGTTAATTCAAGAAACAATGGCTACAATGTACGGCAGTAGTATAGATTGGACTTTGAGCGAGTATGGTATTGTTAACACTCAAATAAATATGCCAAATGTTCCCGAATAATAAAGCATGGATTAGCGTTGTGGATATAACACCGTTCTTTGCGGTGTTAAGTCCGAATACACCAACAGCACAGATAGAGCAACAAGTGATATTAGCGCAGACGTTGGACGTTAAGAACGAACTACCTAAAGAATTAATTGAAGATATTAATAACGCTATATTAGCGAACCCACAGCAATACAGAACGAATAGAACGTATGTTGAGGGTGATAAAGTATTTTATAATGGTGTTTATTACATCGCTTTAGATGCCATCGCAGTAAATGAAGCACCACCAAGCGCAGATTGGGGTAATTATGAGTTGATGAACTTCTACAATGTGTTTGTGAAGCGTTGGTTAGCAGGTTGCACCATGAAAAGATATATGCCTTATTTAGGTTTGCACGGTACGCAATGGGGGTTGGAGCAGTTTCAACAAGAGGGATTTGGTCAAGTGAGCGACAAAAGACGTGCGGAGTTGCTTAATTCAATAGCAGGTCAAACAAGCGCATACGCAAACGAAATGATTAACTATTTAAACGATGTTAATTGGACACTTGACGGAGTAGTTTACGAGCGTGATACACTTTGCAAACAAGTGAAAACCAAATTGCCGTTCAGCATTATTGGAGCAGGTGTAAAGAATAGAAAATATTACTTTGACGAAAACAATAGACGGATAATATGGGAGCAGTAAAACAATTAGTGCAGGGTGAGGACTTGACCATCAACATTCAGTTAGTTGGTGAAGATGGCGAACCTATACAAATAAGCAACTGCGAAGATGTTATTTTGTACCTATATCAAAGACGTGAAAACATTTTAGTTGAAATAGCACTTGCCGAGATGGAAGTTGTGAGCAGTTTATTGGGTAAGGTCAAAGCGATTGTTTTGGGTGCGAGTTCTAATTTTATTGCAGGGCGTGTCTATGCTGAAGTAGTGGCTAAAGTAGATGATGCTGACTTTGATGCAGGATTTAAGGTCAACAAAATAACCGACATTGTATTATGTGATGTAGTAAACTCGGTTAGCAATGATAATTGACATAGTTTGTACCTTTAGCGCAACAACTATCCAAGCGGAAACAAAAAGCGTTTCACTTGTGTTGACGTTCCCAGCCACTCAATTACCTAGTAACATTTGCGAAGAAGTCAAAGATTGTTTAGGTATCTCACCAAGTGGCGAAGATGATTACTTTCTAAACGAGCAAGGTGATTGGGTGCAGGTGCAAGGCGGTGGCGGTGGAAATCAAACACTAAACGAAGTTTTAGTAGAAGGCAATGAAACAGATGGGGAAGATATATTGATTTCAGATGGCGACCAAATACAATTTGATAAT